NNAACCACGTTCTGATGGCAAAAGCAATGCAATGATTGCCGGTGTTTTAGAATACGGAAAATCTAATCAACCCCCTAAACCCTTTCTAAAGCCAGCTAAATCATCCAGTAAAAAGGCCTGTATTGATGCAATGATTGAGGCGTTTGATAAGGAGGTAGAAAATATATGAGTTTATTGGAAGAATTAAATACTCTTATTTTACCTATAGTTCCAATCGAGACTGGCTTGTTTTCAGATTCTCCTCCTGATGAATATTTGGTTATTACTCCCCTTGTCGATACTTTTGAGCTTCATGGAGATAATTCTGCAGGCTATGAGATTCAAGAAGCAAGGCTGTCCATTTTTGTTAAAGGGACATTTACAAAACTTAAAAATATAATTGTCCGTTCTCTACTGAGTGCGGACTTTNNTATGCCATTGATGTGGCAAAATTATATAAATTGGAGGAATAAATAATGGCAACAATAGGACTTGATAGTTTATATTATTCAAAAATTACTGAAGATACTGACGGAACGGAAACTTATGCGGCTCCTGTAAAGCTTGCTAAAGCAATAAAGGCTGATTTATCAATAGAACTCGCAGAAGCAATTCTTTATGCAGATGATGGCGCTGCTGTGGTTGTTAAAGAATTTAAAAATGGAAAACTTTCACTTGGAATAGATGACATAGGTTCTACAGCTGCAGGTGATTTGACAGGAGCACAAATAGACGATAATAAGGTTCTGATATCAACAAGTGAAGATGGAGGTACTCCAGTTGCAATAGGCTTTAGGGCAAAGAAGGCAAACGGGAAGTACAGATATTTCTGGCTTTATAAAGTTAAATTTGGAATACCTGCAACAAATCTTCAGACTAAAGGAGACAGCATAACATTCCAGACACCTACTATTGAAGGAACTGTTATGAGAAGAAACAAGACTGATGCTAATGGAAATCATCCTTGGAAGGCTGAAGTGAATGAGGATGATACTGGAGTTATAGCAACAACTATAACAGGATGGTTTACTACAGTATATGAGCCAGAATTTACTGTTACACCTTAATGGAGGGCTTGATGATGGATGATGAAAGAAGCAGTACTATTAAGATAAGCCATGATGAATATCACCTAATACTAACAACTAAAGCAACAAAAGAAATAGCCAAGAGGTATGGCGGTCTTGAACACCTTGGTGATAAGCTTATGAAATCAGAGAACTTTGAAATGGCACTCGATGAGATTGTCTGGCTTATAACCTTGCTTGCAAATCAAAGCGTATTAATTCATAACCTGCAAAACAAAGATGAAAAGAAAGAACTTCTAAAGGAAGAGGATGTGGAACTTTTGACTTCACCACTTGAACTTTCTACCTATAAAGAAGCGATTTTTGAAGCTATGTTTAAAGGAACAAAAAGGTATGTTGAGTCAGAGGAAGCTGAATCAAAAAACGAATTAGTCGAGTAAGCGATGAAGAGTTGTTTGCTCGACTAATTTATTATGGTGTTACTCAACTTGGCAGGAGTGAAGAAGATGTGTGGTTCATGGCAATAGGTGATCTCTTAGATCAATGGGAGATACACAAACAGTTTATTGGAATAGCGAAACCTAAAGTTGAGTTGTTTATTGATGAAGTTATTCCAGTTGGTATTTAAAAAGGTTGAATTAGCAAATATTGGTTGAACTATCTTAATATCAATTATATAATATGGTTATATAATTTTTGTATTAGTAAAAGAATTGGGGGTAAACACTTTGTTTGATGCTATATATAAAGATAAAATAATCTATTCATTTGATACAAAGAATAAATATGGCAATTATGAATATGAAATATACTCAGAATACAAAGAGGCTGGACAAAAAGGATTGCTTAAATGTAAGGATTGTGGAACATTGGTATTTCTAAAAGCAGGTAATAAAAAGGTTCCACACTTTGCACATAAAGATTCAAATAGGTTTTGTTATTCTGATATAAGCATCAACGAAAGTGAAGAACAAAAAAGAGGAAAATTTATATTATATAAATGGTTAAAAGAACAATATAGCAATGTTTATATTGATAAAAAATATGAAAACAGAAGGTCAAATGTTTCTATAGAAAATGAAAAATGCAAAATAGTACTTCAGTATATACGTAAAGAGCGTTCAATTAATGAATGGAATGACAAAAGAAAAGACTATTTTAAGAATGATATAAAAGATATATATTTCTTTAGCTTTAAGGAATTTAATCCAGAAGAAAATACTTCAGAAGAACAATTTAGAAAAACAGTACAGAAATATTCTATTGATAATACTATTAAAATGCTAAATACTGATAGTAATGAGTTGTTTATGATGCGATATATGGATTTTAAAGATAAAGATGGGCAGTTATTTTATAGTAAACTTTTTTTAAAAAAATACAATATTTATGATGTACAGTTAACATTAGAAGGCAATATCAATTGTGATTTTGAGGATGCATATAAAAATGCTTTTGAAGAACATAGAGAAATCGCAAGAAATTTATATAAAAAAATGCTTACTCAAAAAAGATTGATTGAGGCGAAAAAAATAAAAGAAAACCAATTACGACAGAGATTAAATGAAAATTGGAAAACTGCTAATAAATCATATATAAATAACGAAATTACTAATAAAAATTACAATAATGTAGAACCAATAAAAGACAATAAAGAAAAACTGGTTTATAGAAAAGAAGAACTCATTCCTAATAAAGAAAAGTATTTAAATCCAAGTGGGTTTAGTTATGATGAAATAGATGAGAATTTTAAAAAAATAGTTGATACTGTTTTGGACAAGGAATGGTATTATAAAGGTTTTAGGTGGGTTAAATGCAAAAGATGTAATAGATATTATGTAATAAATTTTTGTTGGTCATTTGGTGGACTGAAAAAAGAAGCGATACTAGGAATTTGTAACAATTGTACCGTAGATTGATTAACTAAATAAATCATATGATAAGTATTGAGATAAGCAGGCACTCTTAACAAGGGTGCCTTTTTTATACTCAAAAATAAGGAGGTGGAAGCATGGCAGACAATTTTGGACTTAAGATTGGAATTGAAGGAGAACGGGAATTTAAAAAAGCTCTAAGTGAAATAAACCAAAGCTTCAAGGTTCTAGGCTCTGAAATGAACCTTGTTACTTCTCAGTTTGATAAGCAGGACAAATCAATACAAGCAATTTCTGCAAGAAATAATGTATTAAACAAAGAAATTGATGCTCAAAAGGATAAAATCAGCACTCTTGAAAAAGCGCTTAACAATGCCACCACTTCCTTTGGCGAAAATGACAAAAGGACAAAGGCATGGGCTATTCAGCTTAACAATGCAAACGCAGATCTTAATAAGATGCAGCGTGAGCTTGAAGACAACAATATAACTCTTGATACTGCAGGCAAAGAGTTTAATGAGGCTGAACAACAAGCTGGTGAATTTGGTAAGGAAATAAAAAAGTCGGCAGAACATGCAGATGATGCAAGCAATAGGTTTGATAAACTTGGAGGAGTTCTTAAAGGAATAGGAACAGCACTTGGTGCTGCGGTTGCAGGGATAGGTGCTGCAGCGGCTGGTGCAGGCAAGGCGCTTGTGGATATGACTGTTGGGGCATCTCAATATGCGGATGACATTCTTACAATGTCAACAGTAACAGGAATGTCTACTGAAAGCTTACAGGCATACAAGTATGCTGCGGAACTTGTAGATGTTTCAATGGAGACTTTGACTGCTTCAATGGCAAAACAGGTAAGGTCAATGAGTAGTGCAAGAGATGGCTCGAAAACAGCAAATGAGGCTTATGCGAAACTTGGAGTTTCTGTAGCTGACATAAATGGTGAATTAAGAGATTCGGACACGGTTTATTGGGAGACAATTGACGCATTGGGCAAGGTGGCAAATGAAACTGAGCGTGATGCATTGGCAATGCAGATATTTGGAAAGTCGGCACAGGAACTTAATCCCCTTATAGCACAAGGAAGCAAGGGGATTTCTGAACTTACAGAAGAAGCCAAAAGAATGGGTGCAGTAATGAGTGAAGATTCGTTAAACGCACTTGGTGCTTTTGATGATAGTGTTCAAAGATTAAA